ATGTCGAACTGGGCGGATCAGACGGCAGCTCCGGCACACGGGCCATTGTTTCAAGCTTGTCTGGGCAGCGCGACCGCGCTTTCCGGAGGCGGAACTGTGGCAGGGACGCCGAGCACGTCACAAGTGGCATTCGCGGCCGCCCACGGGCTATCTCCCGGACAAGCGGTTACAAGCGGCGGCGAGATACGCTTCGTTTCCGCGGTTGTGGACAACTTTACGGTGCAGTTACAGGCCCCTTTCACAGTGACACCGGCTTCGAGTTCGGCTACTGGCCCGACGGCCGCTTATCAACCCGCCGAAGTTCTCAACAGTCTTACGATCTTCGATTACTGGAGCCCAGGAACAGCCGTACAGCGCATTCTTTCCGGCGCGGCACTCGACAAGCTGACGTTAAAGGTTAACGGAGATTTTCACGAATTCGATTTCTCGGGACCAGCTCAGGATGTGCTGGACACGTCGAGTTTCACAAGTGGTCAAGGGGGACTTACAACATTTCCCGCAGAGCCTACCGTGGCTCCGCTCAATTATTCGATTATCCCCGGTCACTTAGGTCAAGTGTGGATAGGTAGCGTGCCCAACCGTTTCTTCACTCTAACAGCGGCTCAAATTACTTTTGACAATAACGTGGATCTTCGGGAGCGGGAGTTTGGGACGATTTTACCGTCTGCGATTTCGCCTGGGCTGCGTACTGTAACTCTGGACTTCAGTCTGTACCAGCAGGACAACGCGGCGACGCAGGCTCTTTACCAGGCGGCGCGTCAGAGATCACCCATCAGTGTAATGATTCAGCTTGGCCAGCAACAAGGGCAACTGTTCGGCATTTACATGAAGAGTGTAATTCCCGAGGTGCCCGAGTTTAGTGACGCGGAGACACGGCAGCAGTGGCAATTTGCGAACTGCCGGGCGCAGGGGAGTGTAGATGATGAACTTTTTGTCGCGTTCGGGTAGGGGTGAGCATACGAGCCGTGTGGCTGGCGAAGTTCGCGCGAGCGAGTCGTACGAGAGCGTGGTAATGGTTCGTTCGAAAGCGATGCCGGCGGTGACGTTCGTTATCAACCGTATCTCGTTCGGGCGCCGAATGGAATTGAGCAGGCGGGCGCGCGAGATCAGCCGCAAAGCTGAGTTTCTGGAAGCCGGAAGCAAGTTAGAGGAGAAGATCGAAGGAAGCATTCTGGCGCAAGAGGTTGACGCGATGTATTTGTCGTGGGGGTTGGTAAGCATCGCCGGTTTGACGATCGACGGCGAAACAGCTACCACGCAGGCGCTGCTGGAAAGAGGTCCTGATGAATTGACGCGGGAAATCGTCGGCGCCATCAAGGAGCAGTGCGGGCTCAGCGAAGGCGAACGAAAAAACTGATAGTCGCATTCCATTTCCAGTTCGCCAATCAAGCCGCGTGGAAATGCGACACCTGCCGCAAGAGCGGCTTGGAAAAAAAACGGCGATGCGGATGGTTAGATGAATCCGCGTCCGGAGCGCCAGAAGTGATTTGGGCACGAGGACAGATTGCTGTGGCTAGTTGCCCGACCTCATACATCACGCCTGAAAGCGTTGCGTTGCTGGAGGAATTCCACGCGTGGAAACTTATTGGAGCACCTGACATGTACCGATTGCCCGCGCGTGTGGTGGAGGCAATTTTTATTTTGGAGAATGAAGTGAGATCGGAGAAGCACAATGAGCCGAGGTGAGCTCGAGAACCTGCTGCCGCGGAGCGTGACATCAGGCCGCTCGCCTGGAGAGGTGCTGCAGGAACTGGCTGTAACTTCCGCGGTTGGAGGGAGCGCGGGCGGATCGAACGGTTCCTCAACGGGAACTTTATCCGGCGGGACGTTGCCTGGAGTAACTCAAGGATCGCTAGAGGACGTGAACAACGGGCTATCAACCCTAACCGAGCAAATTGGAAATCTGGCCTCAGTTCAGCAATCAGAGATCAGCGCGACCCAAGACAATACAACAGCGTTGGGGCAGAGCACCACGACGAAAGGGAGCGGAGGTGAATCCGGGGGGACGTTGGGAGGGATCGCGTCCAGCATTCTGGGATCGGGCTTGTCTCCAATCATCAGCGGGCTGATTAGCTTGTTCGGCGGCAGCAGCACCCAAAACTTGACCGCACCAACGCCCTTTATGCTACCGCCGGCGGTTAACTATCAAGCCGGACTTACAGGAAGCGGGCAAATTGCACCGGTTGACTCCGGGCAAACCGGACAACCGCGGATTCAGTCCGCGAATTCGGCGCCTCAAGTAACGGTTCAAGTAAATGCTATGGACAGCCAGTCGTTCCTGGACCACAGTGACGACATCGCGAATGCGGTGAAATCCGCGCTGCTTAACTCGCATTCGCTGAGCGACGTCATCGGGGATCTATAACGTGAGTAACTTTCCTAGTCTAAAGACGGGCGCAACGCTGCAATATCCGGCACAAAGAGCGACTGGATTCTCGACGGAGATCGTGCGCTTCATAGACGGCTCCGAGCAAAGGTTTCGAGGCTACCAAACGTTATTGCGACGCTGGATTATTCAGCTCAGCCTACTGGACGAAACCGAGTTGCATATGCTCCGGGAATTCTTCCGGACCCAGAGCGGGGCGGCGGAGAGTTTCAGTTTCACAGATCCATGGGATGGCACTGTCTATCCGAATTGCAGCTTGGACGGAAACGACATGGCAGAAGATCTTAGCAGCGCAGAGCAGGGCAAGACGACGCTAACTGTGGTGGAGAACCGAAGCTGATATGCTCTATTATCCGCAGCTCAGCACAGGTGTTGTAAGTCAGTTTCCCATCAACCGGCGCACGACTATGCGAACAATTTCTAACAACCTTCCCTCGGGCGACGTTATTCGCATGAGCGATCCGGGCGCAGCCGTGGTTGGTTGGCAACTACAGTATTCGAATCTAACCGACGACGAATGGTCCACAATCGAAACATTGTTCGAGGCCACGGAAGGGCAGCTCACGACGTTCACGTTTCTGGATCCGATGGACAATCTGTTGCAGTGGAGCGAAGATTGGACCAAACCGGTTTGGACGGCCGACCCACTGATGCAGGTCTCCACGGGAATCGCAGACCCTTTGGGTGGAACCGGCGCGGTCCAACTCACCAACACCGCACAAACGACCCAGCGTATCGTGCAGAGCATCGCAGGTGCGAGCTGGTTCCAATATTGTTGCAGCATTTATTTGAGATCGGCTGCGCCTGCCACGGTTCAGATCCTGTTTTCGGCGACAGGGCAAGAATCGCTCACCCAGCTGACAATCGGGTCTTCGTGGACTCGAGTTGTCAAGGCCGACAGCCTTTCCTTGCAAGAGGACGGTATTAGCTTTGGCTTGCAGTTGCCTGCGGGAGCCAGCATCGTAGCGTTTGGCGCTCAGGCCGAGCCGCAGCCCGCGGCGGGTTATTACAAGAAGACTACCGATCTGGCCGGCGTCTACCCAAATACTCGATTTAACTCAGACTCACTTACACAGACTACAGACGCGCCGAATCAGAATTCGTGTTCCATTAGTCTGGTTAGCAACCTCACTTGAGCGAGCAGGCCAGAGCAGGGACCTTGCAAGAGGTTTCCAGAGGTAATCAAAAGGAAGGTAGTCCGAAATGGGAACCATTATTGGCCTGAAAGAACTGGAGGTCCCGGGGACACCACTATTCCTGTTTGACTGTACTCTGTCTTCCGGCGACGTGGAGCGCTGGAGCACCCACAATGTCACCGTTAACGGCAACTCCTACTTAGCGAGGGTTCTAAAGCACAACATATTCGAGATCAAATCGTCTCCGGACGCCACTACGGACGCGGTGGCGAAAGTTTCCGTTACGCTGGCCAATGCGGATTCATTCTTGTCTCCGATCGAGCGGAACATCGGCTGGAAGGGCGCTCAGCTGACCGTCACGTTTTTATTTTATGACTTAATCAACAACGTAGTTGCGTCGGATAGCCTGATTGCATTTCGGGGCATCGCGAACTCTCCCGACCAGTCCACCGAATCGACCTTGCGGCTGAGTTTCACGAACCGCTTGAACCTGCAGCGAGTGTATCTCCCCGACATGAGCATTCAGAAGCGCTGCCCGTGGACGTTTCCAGCAACTGCCGCGCAGCGATTGGAAGCAGTGAACGGTGGGGCGCTCGGCGAATTTTCAGCATTCTATCGTTGCGGCTATTCGGCGGATCAAACCGGTGGGGTTGGCAATCTCAACAGTGGGGCGGCGTATACCACCTGCGATTTTACCCGGACCCAGTGTCAACAGCGTGGGATGTTCGATCTTGACAACGCAAACAACATCACGCGAAGATTTGGCGGAATCGAATTCGTTCCCGCCTCGATTATCGTCCGCACTTACGGTGAGAGGGGCTCCCACGTTTCCATACCGCTCGCCAATCAGGCTCTGTATAACGACTACGTTCCTCTGATCTACGGCACCGGATGGTACCAGCCGCCCGTGGTATTGGCTCGCAACGACGGAAACCTGACACATTTTGAGGTACTACTGGGGGTTGGGCAGATCACCGGCGTGGTGACCGTGATCGTTAATAATGTCGAGATACCGGTGGGAAGCGCTGGGAAAAACATGACGGCCACCGGTTGGTACGACGTCATCAGTCTAGGAACAAGAAACGGCAATTTCAATCCTGACTTCACCGACTCTTCTGGCAATCCATTGGGTGATCCCTACGGCAGCATGGCCTTCATGGCCGTAGTCGTACCTAACAACATTTCGAATGGAAGCGCTCTTCCCAGTATTCAGGTGTTAGTGCAGGGGCTTGAGTTACCGACGTTCGACAACAGCGGCAATCTGTTGAGCAATGTCTTTACCAACAATCCAGCGTGGGTGTTAGTGGATGTTCTCGGGCGCAGTGGTTGGGGCTTGAATGAGTTAGACTTGCCCAGTTTCGCTGCCGCGGCGTCGGTTTGTGATGCGCTGGTATCCACTGTGGACCTAAATGGCAATGCCACACTTATCCCCCGGTATCAGTGCAACCTGATACTTACTGATCGGAGAAGCGCGGGGGACGTGGTGCGCGGTATTAGAAACGCCTGTGGGCTCTACCTGATTTTCAGCTCCGCAGGGCTGCTCCAACTCAACGTCGAAGACACGCTGGCCGCGCAGCAACCAACGCAGGCGGCCGGCAGCAACAGCACGGAGACATTAAATGGAGGCTGGCCGGCGTACGAATTTGGAGACGCCGTGTTTTCCGGCATTGCAAGAAATGCCAATGGCGCGGTTAGTTTAACCGTGTCGTCGCGCGACGCAGCCGACTCGCCCAACCGGTATACTGTCGAATTTCAAGACCAGTTCAATCAATATCAGCAAGACAGCCTTTCCCTGGTGGATGTCGACGATGCGCAGTTGTTCGGACAGGATGTGGTGGTATCGCTGGCGGCTCTCGGGCTGCCCAATCTGGATCAAGCCGTCAGAGCGGCTGCTCTGCAATTGTACAAGTCGGTAGACGGCAACACATACGTTGAATTCCAGACCAGTGTGAAGGCTGTGGGATTAAGGCCCGGCGACATCATCACACTTACTTACTCGAAAGAGGGGTTCAGCCGGCAGCCGTTTCGGATCACTGAAATCTCACCCAGCGTTAACTATCGGACAGCGACTATCACGGCGCAGATTCATAATGACGAATGGTACGCGGCGGCAAATGCCGGTGTCGCTGGTCTGGGGCGACAGCCGAACTTCGACATTGGAGTGCCGCGGCCGCTGGTAGGCAGCGTTCTCGACAGCAGCGGAAATCCACAATTCGGAATCACGGGAACGACCATCGCATCGAGCGACGGTAGCGTGAGCGTGCAACTAACTGTGGCGTTTTCGGTCCCGGCTAAACCCGGTGTAAGTAGCGCCGGTATTCCTCTAGTTGGGCTCGACCCTCAAATCAGTACAAGCGGAGGCACGATTGCGGGCGCACAGACGCTCTATTACGCGTTCAGTGCTTTGGACGCCAGCGGGGCTGAGAGTGGTCTTTCGTTCACCGTCGCGGCAATTATTCCGGCGGCCACCAATACAAATCAGGTTACGCTGATCAGCCTGAGTCTTTCATCGACCGCAACGGGGTTTAACGTTTATCGCGGCACTAGCCCGAGTCAACTGTTGCGAATCGCATCCAACGTGGCTATCGCAGTTCAGTTTGTGGATTCCGGCGCGACGGCGACATTGAAGGGTCCGCCCGATTACAATTTCGATCACGCGAACTTCTACTGGCGTTTTGAGTTACAACCGCCAGAGGCGGTAAACATACAATCGGCAAACACCATCGGGAACAGCACGCTGAACATGCTGGCTGGCGATTACGACGGCGCAGCGGTTCGGATCACGGGAGGAACCGGAATAGGCCAAGAACGGACGGTAGCTTCTTACACGCCGACTACCATTATGCTCACAGCGAACTGGGACACGATCCCGGACTCTTCCAGCCTGTTCGCTATTGCGGAGTCGTCCTGGCAGTTTGGAGCTTCCAGCAATGCGTCGCCAGTTGTATTTGTGGTTCCCAATCGTGACGGCACGACCATCCAAGTTTCCGGCCGCGCTGCCAACGCGCTGAACAATGAGAGTGAGTTTTACCTCTCGCCCGTGACGCGCTGGACGATTTCTGGTGCGCCAGGAACGGGGCAAGATACCGATGTTCCCGGCCAACCTACTTTCTCTCTTTTCGCGACGGGACAAGGCACGGTGGAAATTCAGGCGATCGGGTTTTCGTCTCTTGATAACACGGCTACGATCAGCGCAGGAACACTGACGCTCGGGTTTTGGGACGAACTTAGCGGACTTCCCACATTGACAGTCAATGCCGCCGTGGGGACCAGTGACACAACGCTGAGTTTATCCACGGCGGTTACGGCTCAAGTAGGCGATTTGGTCCAGATCGAATCTGAAATCCTGGTAATTCAACAGGCTGTGACTAACGCGACCTCGTGTACTGTGTCCCGAGGTGCATATGGCAGCACCGCCGCCGCCCATATTCTTAATACGCTGGTATATCTGCTCGAGAAGAAGACCTACATCATGCCATTCGCCAATGACTTCTTTGGAAGCTTGGCTAGCGGCAGCTACGCTTATCCAGTGACAATTCCGGATGTGCGGTTGGCCACTGCCGAATTGTTTGTCACTAACGATCGCGGAAACAGTAGCGTGGCGAGAGAATGTTTCACCGCGACTACCGATGCTGGAATTCGAACGCTTTCGGGCGGACAACTTACAATCCAGGTAGAAGGGCCGCTGGCGATTCAGACAAGTGCCGCGCCGCTGCTGTTGATGGACACTGCGCATTCCGTGAGAGATGTTTACGCAGTGGTGAAAACCGCCCCCACCGGTACTGCAATCAGCATGAATGTCACGCAGAACGGAACAACCTATTGCCAACTCACGATTCCCATCAACACCCTCATCTCAAACGATGTCGACGGATATTCGCTGGGTCCATTGGCGGAGGACGCAAAAATCGGGTTAGATATAACGGCGGTGACCGAGACGTCGGGCACCAGTCCGGGAAGCGATCTCACCGTAACAGTTCGCCTTTAGGCCGCTCATGTCTGAAACCCTCGAAAAACTGACTCCGAGCCGTGACCTACAGTGCTACTTCCTGGAACCTTCCGCCACAGCAGCTTTGAGTGGAACCAGCGCTAGCGGACACACGGTGTCCGGCTCGTGGCGCCAGCAGTTTGACTGGGCGGTTATCGAGTGGAATCGAGACAACGTCTTTGAGCATCCCGCATTCCGCTACTTACCGGACGGCGATCTTAGCGGGCTGACACTCACTTACAGCGAGACTCGCCAGAACTGTATTCCTATCGACTCCACTTTATTTCCTACCGTAGATTGGCCCAACCTCCGTGTTTGGGGTGATCCCGGAACGGGCGAGCAGTTGTATAAAGTTCCTCTGTTGAACTACGCCACCGCGATCGCAGGAAGCTACGCACCGGCGACGGTTCAATTTACGCTCAGCGGAACGGTTACGGCGTCGGACTACGTGGGCATTGTGTTTCTCTCTGAGCACTACCCTTATCTGATGAATGCCGGCGATACGCTGGAATTCGCGATCGAGAATATCGTAGCGGGTGTGAATGCCTTTTCGCCGACGATGAAAGCCGTCCAGAGCGGTACAACAATCACACTTACATATGTGGGGGCGGGCCAAACGCTGGCCAACAGCACGACGGGCGCTAATGGAAACCTGGTTGGCGCTTACACCTACGTTTCCAACAGCATGACGGAACAATGGGACGCGCCGTGGAAGCAGTTCTCTGGTGGAACGTCGCCCTCTCAGTGGCAGATTGTCTTGCCCTTTGCGACATTGCAGGATCCGACGCTGGGTCCGATACCTGCCAGCGCAATCCGGAAAATGCGGTGGACTTATTCAGCCGCGTTTCAACAGGGCGTGTTCGCTCGAAGCGAGTTTCAAGTAGTGGTTTCCAACTGGGCGGTGACGGGAACGGGCGGAAGTTATTCAGTGGCTGGCCCCGGCAGCCGTAGGATTGAGGATAACTCGATCGCCGTGCAGTATACAGGCGCATGGACTAGCGGCGTTGGAAATTTCTCCGGCGGCACAATTCAATCCACCAGCACTAATTCCAACAGCCTCACTTGTTCCTACACTTCGGCGCAAACGCACAGCCTATACCTAGGCACCAGGCTGGCCGACGCCGGCACACTGATTTCGGTCTCCGTGGATGGACAAACTCCAATAAGCGTGAACTTGAACGTGCCCACGGAAGACGTGCTGATCCGAAAATTGCTGGGTCAATTCGGAGCTGGAAGCCATACCGTGGTGGCAACTCATGTGGGTACGACCGGCACCTACTTCTATTTCGATTTCCTGGAGATAGCGATTCCCAACTCAACTCTGCCCACAGAGAGCGTGGAAACCAAGCTGTGCTTTGCGACCGACTGGGACACGGAGCATTCGCTCGCCTTGGCACCGGAGCGCACCGCATGGATGATCGATTCACTCGGTATGCAGGCCCGCGTCAATCACTATGCAGGCGCGCTGTGGTTTTATGAGTTGGTCAATCCGGTGAATCAGTTTGCGTCCGGAACGGTTACATTCACTGGATCGCCCGATCCCAACTTAATAACTGAACTTATCATTGGCCGAACGGACGAACCTACTTCGACCGAGAACACTATTCAACACTTGAATCTCATTGGAGACACGGTGGAGACTCTGGCGTTGGCATTTGCACTAGAGCTGAATCGAGGTTACACAGCGATCCGCGCAAGTGCAAGCGGCAATCAGCTCACTATTTACTCCCGTTCCCTGGGATCGGATGGCAATTTCATCACCATTGGGACCAGCGCTAACACCACCAACTTGACGATTGTGGTTTCGGGCCCAACACTGACCGGCGGCGTGGACGGCACCTGGCTGACAGACTTGGTAGCCATGCCGCGGTTGAATCGCGCTGCTCGTGACTGGAGTCTGAGTTTCTTCGAAGCTGTGCACGGTTATGGGTTGGACGCTGTAGCGTCCTTCAGCATGGAGCTGGGAAACGGCGATACGTCGGTGGGCGCTGGAATCGCTCAACGGTATCCCAGCGGCGCAGCGGTGTGGCTGAATACGCCGTCGCTGCAGACGAACTTTTCGCCGACGAGTGCGGATTTCTGGCAGCAAGTTCACTTGGACATGGCCAATATTCTGGCGGCGGCGGGGTTGCAGCCCTACCTGCAATTCGGCGAGGTGCAGTGGTGGTATTTTCCAGACGATGGCTCCGGAATGCCGTTCTATGACGCCTATACTACGAGCACGTTTCAAGCGGAGTATGGACGTCCGATTGCCGTGATCACCAGCAACACGCTGGATCCCACGACGATCCCGCAGGAGGCAGCATTCTTGCCGGGCCTGATCGGCAGTTTTACAAGTCAGATCATGGCCTTCGTGCGTGCCACGATTCCCGATTGCAGGTTCGAAGTGCTTTATCCGATTGATGTAAACAACACGCCGTTGAATAAGGTGATTAACTATCCTGTGAGTGAATGGACCCCGGCAATTTTAAACTGCCTAAAGACGGAAAGCTTCGGCTACACGTTGTCTCGGGATCTGGATTTGAGCGCCACGTCAATTGCCGCCGGAATTCCGCTTGGCTTTCCCGCGTCGCAGCGAAGTCACTTAGTAGGCATCAGCGATTCGTCAACATCGTGGCTGAAGGAAGCCAGGCTAGCGCAGGGCGCGGGCTTCGAGTCCGTGGTATTGTTCGCTTTAGACCAGTTTTGCCTGATCGGGTACTCATTGCCGCTTTCGACAGGCATGCGGCGCAGCTTTCAGCTCGGATAG